AATCAATCGATTGAGCCAAAGGTTTTTAAGTATTTACCAAATACATTTTTTGAGATTGTATACGCAATGCCACACGGTGGAGACGATCACGTTAGAACTGTAATAAGTTTCCCAATTACTAAGGAATTAAAAAAGAAATTTCCTAAGAGTGAGGGTACGCACTTCAACCTTAAATTAGATCTAACTTGGGATGATTACGAGAGTTTAAAAGAATGGAACAGCCCCACAGAAATACTATTCATACATGAACTCGAGCAAGAGGAAAGGAGGCTGAGCCAATGAGCAGAGCGTATCCAATTTGGAATGATGTTACAGCTTGTATATATAACGGCAGTAAATCATATGGAGTTAAGAGCGAGGGAATAGTTAATATTAAGGTTGGTACTAGTGCAACCTATTCCTATGACTTCGTTAAGCATAGGACAACTAAAAGAGATCTAAACAAGGACGTAATCGAGTATAGATTCTTTGTAGATGATATGCTGGTTAAAAGATCACAGTTTAATAAGAAAACTAAGATTTATTCCCATAATTTACCAATTAATAACCATGAAAAGATCATGGGAAAGGATGCTGTTTAAATGGAGAGTTTTATAAGTTTAGTTTATAAATTATGCATGAGTGTTGTAATAATTATAATCATTGCTGTAATATTAATGATCATATAGCCGATTAAATACTAATAAAAACCCATTGCTGTACTTAGGTTATCAATGGGTTTTTTTATGCGTGTTATAATCTGGTGGTTAATTCGTAAACCTTTGTATTTATTAGGATCTATCTGGACGGAATGACACGCCCCGATGCTTTGTAGCTTCCGTTATTAATTAGATTAAACTAGAAATTTGTCAATATAGTTTGGCTTATGTGTGTGAGTGACGTGTTTAATTGCAATATATACAAAACATACGCCTAGTTTTAAGTTTGGTTGTCGTGTGTAAATCTCAATGAGAATAATTTATTAAAAAACCTAGGATACCCCACGCATGTGCCACTGGGGCTACCCACACATGTGTATGCAATCCCGATAGTAAATTTGGTAAAATGGAGGTTTAAACCAGTGGGAGACCGTTGCTGTACCTAAGTAGAACCATTGCTGTACCTAAGTAGTACCTATATATACACCCCCCAAAGGCTTACCTTTTATTATACACCCCATATGCAAACTTGTCAAGTAAAAAATAAAAATACATAAAGTGCTTGACAACTATGCTATACAGCTGTATAATAATATAGTAAAGGCATAAACTTCGTTCAGGTCTCGCCAATTACACACAGGGATGAATCAGGGGACAGCAACTGTTTATGCTTCTTTCCAACTTAGCACAACAGCAGATATGAATCAAGGATTACTAAAAGAGAAATCCAGAGAGTTAACCAAGAAACAGCAATCGTTTTTAACGGAGTTGTTCAGGTGTGGTGGAAACATCAACGTAGCATTAGAGAAGGCTGAATATAAGCCATCGTCTAGACAGCACGTATTACAGTCTCTCAAGGATGAAATAATTGAACAGGCAAAGGTAGAGCTTGCAGCACACTCAGTTACAGCAATCAATCGTGTAGTTGAAGGTATGAATGATGTAGGTGAACATCCTAGAGCAGAATTAAGATTGAAGGCTGCACAGACACTTCTTGATAGAGTGGGTATGGGTAAACAAGAAAAAATTGATGTAGAAGGTAAGTTACTTCATGGTGTGGTGTTGATGCCAGCTAAGAAAGAAATGCCAGTTGTAAGCGTGGAGGACTGATTGCCAAAGTACGATAGTTATAGAAAATCTGCAGGCCCGTCACCTTTTGCAAAATTAAAAGCAGGCCCAGATTTAAAAACAGTAAAAGAACTGGACGGTTATTTAGCTGGTATAAATGTAGCAGATACAGAAGTACAGGCAGAATTATATAAATATTTAAAGAATAGACCTCTAGCAAAATTAGGTCTAGATGCTTATCTTTTTAATTTTCGTCAAGATCCTTCTTTAATGACAAGACATTTTAAAGAAATGAAGAATATGCCTCTTCCTATTTATAGGGTAGATAAGGATAGATTGCCAAATGACAAAGCTGAGTATACTTTTATGGACGAAATACTCATGTCCCCTACAGCAGATGAAGGAGAGTTTGTACACTCTAGTAGATTAGGAAAACCAGAAAGTGAAGGTTATCAATATGCAAAATCAAGAGATCAATACATAAAAACTCTTATACACGAATTAGAGCATAGAGGTGGGCAATTTTTAAGAAATTGGGAAAAGGACAATGCATTTAGATATATAAAAAAAGATGGGTCAAACCCTATAGAGCAAGATAGAAAATTAGAACCGCAAGGAAGAACTGACCATGGGGCTATATCTTATTATGATTATAAACATGCAGAAGATAATCCAGATGCTGTTATAAGTACTCCCCCTACAAGAGGAGTAGCTGCCCAATCTGAATATAATCCAAGTGCAAGAGCAGCAGCAGCTAGAAATAGAAGAATAAAAAGAATGTTTGAAAATGACCCAGATGTAAGAGAAAGATTTCCTAGTGTTAATTACAAAACATTAAAAACAACAGTTAAGGCATTAGAAGGTTTTAAAAAAGGTGGGGTAGTAAAAAATAAATATGCAAGAGGCGGAAAAGTATACAGCAACATGCAATCACGGAAGGTAAGGATTTAAGATGGACGAACAAGAAAAAGCATTTAAAGAATATAACGCACAAGTAGAACAAGAAGCTATGGCAACTATTGAGCATGATATAGCACGTGCCAATGACCCTAGAGTGCAAAAAGAAGAAGAAGAAAGATTAAAAGGAATACTTGAAAGAAAGCTAAAAGAAGAAGGGCTTATGAAACCTCTCGGACAAGAAGTTAAGAAAAGAAAAACAGGTAAGAATGCAGGAAAAACTGCTAGGTACACACCTAAAAAGAAAAACTACCCAGAGAGTCCTAGACCAGTACGAACAACATAAACAGTATAAAAGGAGTTAAACATGTGGAATAAACCAATAATTACAGAAATACAAGTCGGACTAGAAATCAATTGCTACGCTTGTGCAGAGCTGTAATACAGTAGCCTGCTTAGTATTAGATTTCGTAACTAGGAAGTATTACACAATTGATGAATTGAGAAAGATAGAAGAAGAGAGAAGAAAACAACGTGAATTTACAACAAATAAAAAATCAGATAGCAAAGAAGTATCCGGGATTAAAAAAAGCGATTAATGAAGTGCAATATGTTTCTGGTAATTTAGGAGATCGTTTTGCTGAATATTTGCCTGCTGACGAATCGGGTGCACCAAATAAGCCAAACCCGTACAAAGGAAAGGCTACACTTGTTATAAATCCAGATAGAGTAGAAACACAAGAAGAAGCTGTAAATGTAATAGCAGGTGATTTATTACATCATTTACGGTATACAGATAAAGGGTTTCAAAAATTAATAAAACAATATGACAGTATGGCATTAGCTGATCCAAATATAAGAAGAAGACAAGAAGCAAGACAGGCTACAATTGCTCAATCTTATCAAGGTGCTAGACCTTTAGATCAATTTATGAAGGTATCTGGAAATGATGCTGTTATTAGAGCATACGTAATGGATTATGAAAACTTTAAAGGTTCAGATTATTTTAAAGGTTCATATAAACCAATTTTAAATAAACTTAAAAATTATGTGAAAGGAAAACCACAAAATAAAGCAATAGGTGGCAGAGTTGTTTCATATAATTATTAACCGTTTAACTCGAAAGAGTCGGAAGTAGGAAATACCGAAGAAACGCACTAACTTTAATTAGGAGGTGTGTTATGGATAGACAATTTTTATACTGTCTACTAAAAGAAAAACAAAACAAGAAGAGAGATGAGATAATAAAATTAATATGTGGATGATTACGTTTAGGAATATAAGGGAGGAGATGAAAAGATGGTTGATCCAGTTTCAGCACTGGCTACAGCAACAGCAGCCTTTAACATTATTAAAAAAGGCTTTTCGGTGGGTAAGGATATTGAGAGTATGTATGGAGATGTTGGTCGTTGGATGGGTGCTTGCAGCGATATCGGACAAGCTGAAAAGATGTCGCAGAAACCTCCAATGTTTAAGAAAATATTTGCAGGTGCGTCTGTTGAGGAGGAAGCCTTAAATGCTTTCGCAGCTAAGAAAAAAGCTCAGTCGATGGAGAAAGAACTTAGGAATTTCATTAACCTTGCACATGGGCCGAATGCATGGAATGAACTTTTGCAAATGCAAGGAAAAATCAGAAAACAAAGACAAGAAATGATTTATAAGCAGCAAGAAAAGCAAAGAAAGATGATTGAGATAAGTTCCCTAGCAGTAGTAAGCATATTAGTAGTAGCGTTTATGATTTGGGTAGCTTCGGCTATAGCAAACAAAGCAAGGGCACACGATTTGTGTGAGGAGTTTAAAACCGGCTATACTATCTGTTTAAATGAAGGATACGATCAGGCACATGCTAGTATGTTTAAACATAGGTTTCCTAAACATGAGAGATACATCAGTTGTAAACTTGCAGAGTATAAACCGATGAGAAATAATAAGAACGAAATAGTAGGTCTACACTGTAGATATAGATATCCAAACAAGGACAGTTTCACATTTTCTACTTACAACAAGAGCTGTCCTGAACAATTAACCTGTACTGTAAGTAACTAACAAAGGAAGTAAACATGCCTCTAACAAAGAAACAGAAACCATTAGATAAGAACAAAAACGGTAAGATAGACGGTGAAGATTTTAAAATGATGAATAAAAAAGCATACGGTGGTAAAGCTAAGAAGCCTGTTAAGAAAATGTACGGAGGTACAGCCAAGAAACCTGCTAAGAAAATGATGGGTGGTATGGCTAAGAAAAAGAAGATGATGATGGGCGGTATGATGAAGAAGAAGAAAATGATGGGTGGCGGTATGGCCAAGAAGAAGAAGTAATTGAAAAGAACAACATCAACCATACCATTTGGATACGAACTATCAGAGGATGGAAAAGAATACATCCCGATAGAGAAGGAACTGGAATTACTAAACACAGCTTTTGATTATGTAAGAAACTGTGGAGCAGCAAAGGCAGCTAGATGGCTGTCAACAGCATCGGGTAGGAAGATATCAAACCCGGGTCTGACTAAGAGAATGAAACTAGGGGTACATTTAGATAAGAATGACTGAAGAACTGAACAAACCAAAAAGAGGTAGGCCTCCTAAGAAAGAAGGAGAGGCTAAGACGAGCTA